CCTTAATGGGGTGCTTTCAGTAACCTTTGTCTGGTTACCATCCTTCTTTTCAGATGGATGCTATCTACCTGGAGTATATGTGATGAACAAAACGATCCTTGTATGCACGTTTATTATCGAGCTCGCTTTAGGAGTGTGTGGATTTGTATCCATGCATCTTAGGTCTGCTGCCGAAAGGCGGCGCCTTGCGAGGCTCCCTACGTGGGAACAACTCCCGTTTTCGTTCAAAACTGACTACTCCCAGGACTCAAACGTCAAATTAGAGCGAAGAGCTCTGAAGATTATGAGGCCCCGTTCGGGGTTGACAAAATGACAGTCGGTACAATCTACACTCCAGCTAGTTCCCCCAATATTAATTATTGGTCCTATAGGAACTGGTCTGGTGCTGATGGAAAGTATTTAGTGGATGGGCGCGATAAGTGGAATGCTTATTCGCTTTACCATCTCACAGAGTCGGATCAATTCGGTCAAACCGTAAATCCGGCTTCTACTGTGAGTGGACCGTATTACTCGTGGACCTCCCAAGACGAAATGCGTCTACAGAGCAAACTTGTAAAGAAAGTAAAGGGCAGCGATTTTAATCTCGCTGTTAACCTAGCACAAGGTCACCAAGTTGTGAATATGTGCGCTTCTACACTACGACATTTAGGCCGCTCCCTCACTCGACTGAAGCATGGGGATATCTCCGGTGCGTTCAGAGAGTTGGGAGTCACTGGTACTGGTCGTCCTTTGAAATCGAAGGATGTTACTGGACGGTGGTTGGAAATGCAATACGGTTGGATACCTCTTGTTTCAGACTGCTACGGCGCCGCTAAGGCGTTCGAATCATTATCTGAAGGAAGGAAGAACCGGATTGTCGTTACTGAGAAGGTTGGGCGTCCAGTGAACCTGAGCGCGTCACCCAGTAATTATCATAGTAAAGGCAACACTACGATTATTAAAAGAATCGTATATGAAATGGAAGAAGAACTTTCATTTGGTCGAACTCTCGGCCTTGCTGATCCTCTGTCTGTTGTATGGGAAATTCTTCCTTACAGCTTTGTTATCGACTGGTTCTTACCAGTTGGTACTTACCTCCAGAACTTGAATGTAATTCCAAGTTTGAAAGGGCGATTCCTTACTATCCAGTTTCAGAAAACTGAGACTCGGTTTACCGCGGCTTTAAACCCGGGGTGGGTAGGAACTCGTAGGCAGGGTCACATCATTGAGTTTACGCGGACGCCAAGCCTAGGGTTGTCAACCCAGGGGCCATCGTTCGTGCATCCTTTTGATGCTCTTACTACAAAACGCATCGCTAACGCGGTGTCATTATGCCATCAGGCCTTTGTTGAGGATCGCCTTGATAGGGCGTTAAGACTCCTCGACATTCCCTTCTGAATCACTTTTCGTAATCCACAAGGAGGGCATCATGCCCGCAATGACTAATATCCTCGTCAAAGATGACGCAGCCGCTCCCAAAGAGTGGACTCTTGTTCCTGTATCGGATACTCCGATTCCAAACTGGCGCGCCAATGATTCGGGAATCCCCCTTGGGGGACAACCGCGTCTGTGGGCGTCAACGGAATTGCTGAAATCCGGTGACTACAAGATTACTGCGAAGTTAGAAGTCCCCGTCATGGAGACTCTCGGTGCGAGTGGCGCCTCTTCGGGCTACGTCGCCCCGCCGGCGGTCGCTTACGTGACTACATTCATCGGTACGATGTTTTGTAGTGCGCGGAGCACCACTGCTGACAGGGCGAACGCTCTGAAGATGGCGGTCGGTGTGTTTCAGGGTGCATCTGCCACTACAGCTACTGGCATCCTTGCCAATACTGCAGCTGGCTCCGCGTTCGGTACTTCTACCTTACCCGGCCCTTCGTTGTTCACCGCTCTCGTGGTCCCTAACTAGGACCCAACCACCCAAGTTCTGGGGGTAACCCCCATACAAGTATGCCATAAGGAGGCACCATGTCTTGGATACGCACCAAGCCGATTGAGCAGCATGTGCTGTTTATGAAGCAAATGTCTCAGGTTCTTGCAGCTAGCGGAGGACCCCTGTGTGATGACTTGAATAAGCTCATGCAGGAGGAAAGATTCCGCGAAATAGTCGAGTTTCAACTCGATTACAGTAGGGGCTACGCCCGCTCTGATTACTGCTATGCCCGCCAAATCATGGCTCTTGTTGAAAAACAGGAGTTTCTTGATCTTGGGTATGATAAGAAAGGGGCGGCTATTAAAGCCTTTATTGCTGCTGAGGAGAAGTGTCGAGATACTAACATCAGGTTTGAGGATCCGTGTCCCGAATGGGACGTGAGCGCAGTATTGCACTATGCTCAACGAAAAATCGCGGATGTCCTCGGGCTGGTGCCAAGTCTCGATCAATTGGACTTCTTCTTTGGACCCGGAGCGACGACTAATGTCAAAGGGAAACATGCTAACGCACGTCGGAAGCTGTCTTCCAGGATGGCGTGTAGCGAAGAGCTCTTACCTACTGTCGGAGAACTCCTAGTAGAGTTACCGTTCTGGGTTGATGCCGTTGGGTCACGTTCTCCAGATGGAGAGGTCGTGTCCGTTCCGGTGGATATCTCAGTAGGCAAACTTCACTTCGTGCCAAAAAACTCGAAGACTCTGCGACCCATCTGTATAGAACCGGTCCTTAATAGCCTTTTACAAAAGGGCTACGGGTCGGTTATTAAGAGAAGGCTGCGGAAGTTCGGGATTGATCTATTTGACCAGTCACGTAACCAGGAGCTGGCTAGGAAAGGTAGTGAGCAGGGAAACCTCTCAACTATTGATCTGAAGTCGGCGTCCGATACCGTGAGCTATGCTCTCGTATTTGATCTGTTGCCCTATCCTTGGGCTACCGCTTTGGCTGAATGCCGAACCGGTACGGTCGAATGTGAGGGAGTGCTTCTCGCTTTAGAGAAGTTTTCCTCTATGGGAAATGGATACACTTTTGAGCTGGAGAGTTTGATATTCTTCGGTCTTATGAGTGGTGTTTTATCCTATATGAAACAAATAGGCGAATTGGGAACGGGTTTTGACACTGACCTTGGTGTCTATGGGGATGATTTAGTTATCCCCACTAACTGCTATGACTTAGCAGTGAAAGTCCTGTCCTACTGTGGGTTCGATGTGAACTTACAGAAGTCGTTCTGCGCGGGCCCTTTTAGGGAGTCGTGCGGAGCTGACTATTTCGTTGGTTACGACCTTCGTCCGTTCTACCTCCGAAAGGAGCTGAGCGAGCAAGTACTTTACTCTTTCCACAATTGGGCCATTCGGAGAGGAGAGCAGCTTATTGCTGAACTTTGTCTTCGTTG